TTGATAAAAGATAGCAGTAAAGCACCTGTCAGTCCTCCTAATAGTACTAATTTATTTTTCATATTAATATCCTATACGGTAAAAATTTTTCTAAGATGATTTTCTAAATAATTTAATGCTCTTTTTAGTATGTCGGGATTATCATCGAAACCACCCAAGGCACGATTGCATTTGTGGCACAACCACCCCCTAAATGTTTCTGTATCATGACAATGATCTAGTACCCAAGGGCCATTTCTTGTGTTACCTTTGCCCTTTACTTTTTCTGCATCCCCACCACAAATGGGGCAAGTATACCCTTCCTCTGGCATACCATTTTCTTCTCGCAGTCGCTCTCTTATTTTCTGTAATTCATTGTTACAGGTTCTGCATTCTGGGCGTAGAAAGTTACCACCTGAATGCGGAGAAAAAGCAGAGAGAGGAAGATACGTATTGCATTTACTACATACCTTCCCCTCTCCTCCACCAAGATCCTCATGTTCTAATGTAGGAAATAGTGGCAACTGCATGTTACGCAACCTTATTTAATTTATTTAAATTAATAAAGTATTGCCTGTTATACCCTCGCTCCCATTCTTTGTGTTCCAGAGATCTTGGTCTATACGGGTTATAGCTATTTACCCTGAAGCCCTCTCGCCCTTCAAAGAATGCTTTCTCGTTGAGGTGCTTACGCTTTTTCTTATGCGTAGGCTTGTATCTGTTAAACACTGCATACTCCCCCTGTACCGCTTATCTCACATATGTCGTGAGCCTCTACGTGTTCGTCAAATTCTTCGCCAAGTTTGTCTACTGCCTCAGAGTAAGGAACAGAGGTAAGAGGTTGACCGCCCCTAGATCCGTCTGGGTAAACTGTAAAGCCCCTGAGTCTATGGGCATACTTAGCAAGTGTGTCAGCAAAATCATCTACTAGATCAGGATTGTTAAGTTTACTACCCCAAGCAGGTAGATTAATTGTTGAGCTAATAGACATATCAACGTAGTCTTGTACGTCTGCCTGAAAGCGCATACGCCTTTTATAATCTTCTGCCAAGTCTAGTGCAGACTCAATGCTATCAGGATCTACACCATAGGTATCAATCAACTCTTGTGCAGATGAATCAACTACGTATTGGTACTTCCATCTGTGTCCTCCTGTAAGATACCTTCTCTTATATGCTACCGCAAAGATAGGCTCTATACCAGAAGAAGACCCAGCAGAGATACTAATGCTACCAGTAGGAGCAATTGCTCTATTTGCAACGGGTTTAGATATCGAAAGATGGTCAGCAAATTTTCTAGAAATATCATCACTAACTCCTTTATACACTGCCAACCAGCGATGAAGATTGTCGGTAACTTCATACTTCTCTCCTCTTTTGATCAACCACTCATGTAAGCCCATGATTCCTAAACCCAATCGCCTATTCTTTTCCCTAACATCATAGACTTTCTGATAAGGTAACTCTGCCCTTAATGTTCCGCATATAAGAAACTTTGTAGCAAGATTTACTATATCTGCTAATTCAGATATGTCCTCAATTCTGCCAAAATTAATACTCCCCAAATTGCAAACATCACTGTCATCAGCACTGCATACTTCAGTACAAGCGTTCCGAAGCGTTTCATTTTCACTCTCCATAAAATTAAAGCTAAACCCAGGCTCCCCCGTACGCATAGCTTGGGCTACGTTTTCCTTAAACGTATCTCCGTACCCTTCGCCATTCCAATAGTTTAGCAACCACTCTGTATCATAATTAATAGATATGTTTGTCATATCCAATGGTGCAGGAAAATTAAAGTCCTGCTCTTTTATTTGCTTCAGTGTAAAGCCAGTGTCACCAACTGGCATCGTGTCCCAATCCTTTGCGTGGAGGAACGTAGATACATCTTTGTGTTTCCAGTTCAGAGATGCGTAGATAGCAGACCTACGACTACCTCCCTGCATCACCTTCTGTCCTATCGAGTTTATCATCTGCATCTTTGGTATAGGGCCAGAAGATAAACCACCAGACCCCCCAAGAACTTTACCTGCCTCTCGATACACAGAGTAGTCTACGCCAATACCACCACCCGTCATCAAACAGGATTCAGCTTTCCAACTTAGATTAGCCCAATCTTCTCGCGTATCTTCTTCTGCCTTTAATAGGAAGCAGTTATTGTAGAACCTCTTCTTACGTCCTGCATAATAGAGATATCTACCCCCAGGAATAAACTTCAATTCATCTATGTATCTAGTAAGAGTGTCTTGCTCATCTAGTGTCATCAGGTTCTGTTCACCTGTTCGTAAAGAACCGCAAACATCTTTTACGAGTGTTGCTGCGAGGTCAGACCATGTCTCACAACCATCGTGTGCATATTTATACTTAAAGATATCTTCTGAAAATTTATTTCTGAATTGTGGATTATTGTTAGATCTGAATGATGACACTTCATATACCCCTTTCGTTCTCTTCTTCCTCCACAACTTCTATTAACTTATTTAAATACCATTGTGCCTTCTTTAAATCTTCAGTTGGTTTACCCTTATAGTCAAACCGCCAAAGATACTTAAGTATGTTGCCTTGCAGGTAATATTTAAAATTAGGTAATAGTGCAGCTTCTATTGCATCTATGCATTCTATACCACTCTGATTATAGTGCGGTGGGTTGTTCACCATATCTTTCATAATATCTCCTTTTAGTGTTTAGTTACGGGTGGGAAAGGAAAGGGTATGACTACACCTTCAGTCTCTTCTTGTACTCTCATTCTTTCCATGTCTTGAAACTTATCATAATATATTTCAAGCAAAACATCTAGAGCAGGTGGCTCAAGAACTGCGACAGCGCACATTGCTTTCATTATATCTGTGACAGTGTCTAACGCAGAGTCGGATAGCTCTGACATATCTTCGTGAAGTATTGGTAGTATGTCAAATTCAATTTGTTTTTCTTCGGGTAGTTCTGACCTTACTTTTATTAGTACGCACAATTCGTTTGGTAGCAGGTTCATTCGGTTCTTTATTTTCATTGTTGCCTCTCTTCTTTTCGTTGACCCATTCTTCAGGTATAAGCTGATCGGCAAATATAAAACCATACTTGTTGCACCAATCTGCGTAGGTGGTTTTGCTTCCTTTTCTTAATTTATTTTTAGAGTTAGAAAATACAAACCTTAAATCTAAATCAGGATATTGATCTTTTATAAGTAAGTGTTTCTGTCTATCTTGTACAGTAAATACGCCTTTTGTTTCTACTATTATTCCGTTAGGTAGCCAAAAGTCTGGTGTGTAATTTCTGTTCTTTGCTGGTTGAACAAAGGGTATCTTTTTAATTTCATAGCAGTCTAGTATGTTTAAGAAAGCTAATTGTTCACATACTCTTTCTTCTAAACCTGATCTAAAACCATGTGCTATTTTATAGTTGTACGCAACCATAAGTAGTTAAACCAAATTTACTATGCATACTCATGCTGTTTCCTCTCCCATAGAGTTTAACTGTGTGTATGCTACTATAGGTTTGCTCTTTGCCTTAGAGAATACTGACTCTCTCTCTTGTAAATTAGGCCAACAACTAAATCTATATTTGCACCAAGAACATTCCATACCTAGCTTTCTGTTACCAGTAAGCACTCTATTAAATGTTTCTGGCTCATCTTCAAAGCATCTTTTAAAAGGTGCGTCTGAAACTAATGCATCTATCTTCTTCTCTGCTTCTTTTAAAATGCTAGACACTTCTGCCGTGGTGTCAGTGCTTTCTATCCTGTTGAGTTCGCCAGTGGCTATGTTCATTGCCCATATACCTCCAGCAGGTTTACCTGTAGCGGAAGCATATACGTGCAACTGTGTTACGTATCCAAAAGAATCTTTCTCTTTCAATGCATTCCAGCTAATAAATTTATTTCTAAAAGCAAAGTCTGAAGTAGATTTTATGTCATCCACTCTGCCATCATCGAAAGATAAGTCAGCCTCTCCCGTTACTGTATGCTTACCTATCTTAGTGGTAAGGTTTTGAGAAGACTTGTATCCTTCTAGATTAGCTTCTTTTATAACGCCCTTTAGTATAGCCTCTACTACATCGCCTACCATCATTCGTAGGATAAAATTATAAGAAGGTGCTACACCCTTCTCACCTTTCTTCTCCATCTGTAACTGGCATAAGGGCCTACCAAGATTAGATGGTCTTGCTTTAAACTCTCTCCTATTTGTTGAAGAAGCAAACTGCTTACGCAGTGCATCAGCTACATCATTGCATACGGTGGAGATGGTGTCCTCCGTCATGGACACCTCCCCATCCATATTTTTCTGAAGCCAACTAAGAACCTTTGCTAACTTCAA